GATGGTCGCTTTATTGGTACTAACGTATTGAACGAGGCGTTCCTTGAAAGGTTCCCTGTCACTATCGAACAGACCTACCCAACCAATTCGATGGAACAGAAAATTGTTAATAACGAGATGTCCAAACATGGTATCGAGGATAAAGTTTTCGCTGAGAATCTGGTTAAGTGGGCTGACGTTATTCGCAAAACCTTTTATGAAGGTGGTTGTGATGAGGTTATTTCTACTCGCCGACTTGTTCATATTGTGGGTGCCTTCTCAATCTTTAAAGATAAGATGACGGCAATTCAATTAACGGTAAATCGGTTTGATGCAGAAACCAAAGAATCGTTCCTCGACCTCTACACCAAAATTGATGCTGGTGTTGAAGTATCCGCACTAGGGGATAATGAGAATGACTCCGAGGACGATGATGAGGAAGATGTAGACTTTTGATTACTATGGGGGTTTGTCCCTGAGGCAACTTGGGGACTCCACCTGATGCTTGGAAATGCACCTCCGAAAGGCTCTGTTTTTAATTACGAAAACACATTTATCCGACCCCCACTATTTTATTATTATTATGTATATTGAATTACGAGAAAAAAGCGGGAAACATTATGTGATGATTAGGCATGATGATTCCAAAGATAAACCAGTTGCTCAATTTGTGAGTACTAATCCAGTTGAGGCATATAATGTTGCTAAACAATATGCGAAACAGAATAGGTGCTTAATACGAACAACTACAGGTGGGATTGAAGCTCCAGAATTACCACCCCAACCAGCAGGAGAAGGATAATGTTTGAACGATAATAATATAGGTTGTATTATAATAGGAGATAAAGTCCTACACTTGATAGTAGGCAGAGTATTATAGAAAGAAAAAAAATTTAAATTATATGTTAAATTGATCACGATAGCACAACCTCTTAATTTAGATTCCCCCTTTGTCCTTTGACGGCCTTCGATAGAAAGATTCTAGACCATCTTCTAAAACCGAAGGTACTCTCGTCCCTTAAATGGGGAGTTAAACTGAGGCGATTAGGGGGTTTTCTTTAGCCTAAAGATCCTCATTGTTATAAATAATAAAACTATGAATTGAGGAACTCAGATATGACCCAGTTAATTAACCCAGAGCAGTACACCCAGGCAACGACCCAATTGAGGTCGTTTTTTTCGGCCAAGGGATTTCAAGAAGTACATACCCAAAACCGATTATCTATATTAGCAGCTTGTGAAGATCCAACAACAGTCGCAACATACAATTATAATGGAGAAGTATGGCCACTGCCTCAGACCGGCCAAATGTGGCTAGAATATGAATTACTCAATCGCCCAGAAGTTCCTGGGTTTTTTTGTGTCTCCACATCCTATAGAGAAGAAAAGAATATCACTGAAGGTAGACATGACATTATCTTTCCGATGTTTGAGTTTGAGATGCCAGGAGATATTCACGATTTAGAAAAAATGGAAAAAGAACTTTGTGAACACATGGGGTTTGGTAATAGACACGCTGTTGTAGATAAGAACTATTTGGAGTGGTGTGAATATTTTGATTTATATAATGGTGAAGAATTATCACACCAACATGAAGCCGAAATGGCGAACAAATGGCAAGGAAGAGTTTGTATGATTAAAAACTTTCCTAACTACACTTCACCCTTTTGGAATATGAAACAGAATGGTGATGGTACTGCTGCAAAGATTGATGTTATAATTGCTGGACAAGAAACAATCGGATCAGCTGAACGATCTAGTGACCCAGATGAAATGATAAAAATGTTCCATGAAATTTCAGACGGTATGTATGCTGATTTACTCTATAAGTTATTTGGTAAGGAAAGAGTAGACAAAGAACTAGATGAATTTCTATCTTTGAACTTTATTCCTAGAGTTGGTGGGGGTATCGGTATAACTCGATTATTACACGCCATGAGCGAATATCAAGTAAGACAGATTGTTGCAAATATGTAATAGATAACATTCCGGGGTGGTGGAATCGGTAGACACACCAGACAGTTTATCTGGCGCCTGGCAGGGCATGGAGGTTCGACCCCTCCCCCCGGAGCCATCTATTTAGTTCTTCTTCTTTTCTATATAAATATTAGAGAACGAGGATAATAACTATATGGCATTTTTAGGACAAGATGGATTTTACTGGGGAATGGGGGTTGTAGAGGACCGGTTTGATCCAGAAATGTTGAATCGTGTACGAGTCAGATGGCTTGGTATACACGATGATGCAAAAGAAAAGATACTGACTAAAGACCTACCGTGGTCTACAGTAATGCAGCCTGCAACTGCTACATCTATGGGTGGTGTTGGTGAACAGTCTGGTGTTGTCGAAGGTACTTGGGTTGTGGGGTTTACTAAAGATACCGCAACGATGCAAGATTGGGTGGTGATGGGAACTCTACCTGGGCTCAATACTACTACTGCCTATCGTGGTGGTAATACATCAGGTGATAGTTGGGCGAATTCTTCTTTTGGTGCCATACCTCATGCTCGTGCTTGGAATAAAGCAAGAGGTGATTTAAAAGAATTTACTGAAAGTATCTCTACAGAAATTCCTTCCTCCTCAAAAAAGTATATAGATTACGAAAAGGGTTTTTATGATCCTACAATGGATCAGAGAGACATACCACATCCACCTAGTGATGCTTCTTATGGTAATCCTGGCGCTGGTGCTGGTCATACTTATAAACCACCTGTTGATGCTCCAGGCTTCATAACACTAAATGATCCCGATAAGAAAATCAATAGAGTACCCAACTGGGCGGTACAACCACTTGGCGATCATCCTTCTATACAAGATTTAGATAAAGATAATAAAGCAATTTGGGAATATGAAGATAGACCTCCGATTGCATTTGCTCGTGCTACACATTCTGATGTATTGCATTATCTTTTTAAGACTACTCGCCGCATAACTGTAGATAGACGCTTTCGTAGTGCTTGGACTAACTTTGGTACATTTCGTTGGCCTGACTCTAATACCTATATGCGTGATGAGTTTGATTATTTTCCAGAAGATATTGAAATTGAAAGAAAGTATACTGGACAATTTGGAGATCATGAGAAGGGTAGGGAAGGTGTTATATTTTCGACAGGTTATTTAGAGCCATTATATTGGGCTGAAGATCGAGAGTATGCTTCTAAAGGTGGAACATTCGGACCTGCATCTCCAATAACAAGAGATAAGCCCGCAGTATCTACAGACCCAGCAAGTTTAACTGGTATTGGTGAATTAGACACTAGAGCTGGTTGGGGTCAATCGTCTGGAGAAGAAACTGGTTACTGGGCGATTAGTGGAGAAGATTATAGGGTTCCACATCCCAGAGTAAGATGGGTTCGTAAGAAACATTTAAGTCCAACTGAAAGACAAACGTGTTGGGAACTATTTAAGGCTGGTCATTACGGAACAGGAGAATATAATGTCAGTGAACCCGATAAAGGGCGTCAAGACATTATGTGGAAAGATGTAAAAGAAGATGACCTTATTGTCGTACCTACTCCAGATACAAATGCACTTGCAATGGGTGGAATTCCAATTGAAACAACAGATGGTGTTTCAGTAACTACAAAATCCAGTTTATGGGCAGATGATACAACCTATTTTAATGATCCTGGATTAAGTAAAGGTAAACCAGCAAAACCATTATTGCAAACTGGGGATATTGTGCAAGTTGCCGGTGTTCGGGGAATGCAAGAAATCAATGGTCGTATTTTCCGATTAACAAGTTGTTCTGATAATGGTACAAGTTTTACTATGACACTTGGAACAGTTAATGGTCAAGTTTGGGCAGGGCCCGGACCTATGGATTGGACTCCAGCTGGAAATGGGTTGGGTTCACCTAAGCCAGCAAGTGTAGATGTCGATAATGCCAATTTTTCAGAATATTTAGGTGGTGGTGTTGTCATACCACACAACCCACATTGGATGCTTTGTTGGAAAGCCGATATGCGGGAAAGACAAATTAATATCGGTTCGCCAAATCCCGAAACTGGTGTTAATGAAGGATTTTGGAATCAACCCACCGGAGACTTTAATGCAACATACCCATTCAACCATGTATATGAATCCGAGTCGGGTCATGTCATGGAATATGATGATACTCCAGGCGCAGAACGAATACATCAATTTCATAGATCAGGAACACACTATGAGATCGACCATAACGGGTCAAGAACAAATTATGTAAAAGGTGACAATTACGATATACGATTACATGATGATTATATGTATGTGAAGGGTAAAGTAGTTCATACATTTGATGACGAGGTAATGATTCGGTATAATGATCGTGCAGACATTTCTGCTGCCTGGAAATTGCAGTTATGGTCAGGTGGTGATTTAGATATTCATTCAAAACGTAATATCAACATGAAAGCTGATGGTGATATCAATATGCAGGCAGATGGTCATATTAATATCGGTGGAACAACTCTGACACATAAAGTGGCAGATGAAACTATGGCTGGTACAAGGGTTGCAAAAGAACTTTCTAAAGTTAAGATTAAAACAGGGCACTTATTTGTAGAAGCGATTGGTGATGTGGATTTGCCAAGGGAAGAGGGTATTAGACTACAATCTAATCAAGGATCTATTGGAATCAAAACTCTGTTGGGTGGAGATCACGGAAATATTCATGTTGCGTCTGCTCAAGATTTAGAACTCTTTTCATGGAGACATCAATATCGCACAGCAGGGAAAGAATCGCAGCCATCAAATATTTACGATTATGCAATTGATAATATTTACCATGAAGCAGAAAAAGGAGATTATAACATTACGGTAGTTGATGGGTATCTTCATGGATCAGTAAAGAAAGAAATAGACCTAAAAAGTTGTACAGAGGATATTAGATTGCAGTCAGTTGCCAAGGATATTAACTTAAAGGCAAAACTCAATATTCTAGGGCAGGCAGAAGATGATGATATTGAAATGACTGCTGGTAAGAATATAAATCTAAAAGCTGGTGTAGATTATTCATTAGATGTTGCTAGTGATATAGAAATTAAATCCACTTTGGGTCATATTAATGTAGAGGCTCTTAAGGATGCAGATGGTTGGGTAAGTATTAAAGCTGCTGAAGATATGTATATTCAAGCAGCAGATGAGGTAAATATTAAAGCTGGTACAAATATGTACCATTATGCAGTAGGTGGAATAATGAACATAAAGGCTAGTGGTAATATTTTAGAAACAGGTGCGGAAATTCATTTGAATGGCCCGGGTGCAGGATCAGCAGCGGATGCCGAAACAGCTTCTACCGTTACACCAGTATTACCAAATGATGCATTAATATCAGTAATGAGTCAGAAGGCTTGGATTCCAGATACTATGGAATTGTTGTCTATTGATTTACCGAATCCTAGACCAGCAGTAGGTACATCTATTAGTCAGTTGGCTCTTAATACAATGAACCAGGCTGAAGGTGTTGGTGGTGAGAATATTCGTAACCTACATGATGGTATTGCAGATATGGAAAAGGGGTTAAGTGCTTATGTGACTAAAACATATCCTGCAACAAAAGATACAAAGGTATATACAGAAAATCAAAGTGAAGCATATTGGACAGGTGAACACCAGAAGGTTGTGCAAGAACCTTGGAATGGACAAACAAGTGAACCACAGAAACAAGTACCTCTAGGACCTTTTGAACCAGAGAGATTAGTTCCAGTGGCACCACCATGTTAAGGAGATGATATGCCAGCAGTAACAAGAATAGGAGATAGTTTATCAACTGGTCATGGTTGTGCTAGTACAACAACTATTGCAAGTTCTAATCAATCGACTACAAATGTTTATGCAAATAGTATTTTAATTGATGTAGTAGGAGCTCCAACTGTATCACATCCATTTCCACCCGACCCCCCTTGTGCTCCTCATACGTCACAATTAAATGCTGGGTCTGCAACAGTGTTTATTAATAGTATTGCAGTAGGACGAATAGGAGATAGTGCAGATGCAGGTGTAATGACTACAGGCAGTCCAGATGTTTATGCAAATGGTGTTTTATAATTTTATATAAAGGAGAATAAGATGTTAGTTATGTTAAAAAAGATGTTAGGTATGTTAGTTGAGAAAGTAAAAGATAGAGATTTAAGTTTAGGCACAATATTAATTATTGTTGCTGTTTTGGTTTGGATAATTCCGGTTAAATTGGTATTATCTATTTTGGGAATTTATGGTTTGATACAAATCTTCTGGAAAAAGGAAGAAGTAGTAAAAGAAGTACATCAACATCACCACCACCACAATAATGGTCAGAAAAAGAAAGTGACAAGGAAGAAGAATGGCTAAAAAAATATATCTTGCAACTTCTAGACGAGAACCTATAAGAAAGAGAACATCTATAGGTGATTCTGTAAGATCCCGTCCAAAGAATAAAAACAAAAAACGAAACTGGAAAAAGTATAAAGGTCAAGGTAAATAGATAAATATTACATATGTCCGCAATAGAATACACAGCGTATACAGATGCCGAGTCTGTAAACAATAGTAAACAAAGTACCTTTATATACAAGGACTTAAATTTATACTTTACTCGCAATCCGGTTACGAGCGATGTATCTACAGTTACGGACGTGCAAGATATTAAACGTGCCGTCCGTAACATCGTATTACTTAATCCTGGAGAAAAACCATTTCATCCAGAGATTGGTACTGGTATTAGGGGTGCATTATTTGAGAATTTTACTCCTCCAATTTTACAAGCCATGCGAGATAGAATTGAGGCAGTGGTCAGACGTTACGAACCGAGAGTTACAGTACAATTGGTAAGTTTTAATGATCCTGATTCTCAGAGAATGGACAATAACGAATTAAGATGTCAAATATCTTTTGTCATCAATAATGCTCCACAGATTATAGAAGAGGTGGATCTAATGTTACAGAGAGTACGATAATGGCCGCAGGAATCAATACAAAAGGTAAAATGAGTATTACCGAATTAGACTTTGACCAGATCAAAGGTAATATGAAAACATATCTAAAAGGTCAGTCACAATTTACTGATTATGACTTTGAAGGTTCGGGACTCAATATTTTACTAGACACACTAGCTTACAATACACACTATAATGCCTTCTTAGCCAATATGTTGGCTAATGAGATGTTTTTAGATACGGCACAGAAAAGAAATTCAGTTGCTTCTCATGCAAAGGCATTAGGATATACCCCAATATCTATTAAGGCACCTACTGCATATTTGAAAGTACAAGTTAATAATGCATCAACCGCTAATATTACTATGCCAGAAGGTTATAGTTTTAATACTTCTATTCAAGGTGTGACTTATCAATTTGTCAATACTACTGAAAGGATTATTCAACCAGCTTCTGGAATTTATGTTTTTGGTGCAACTAGTGGTATTCCTGTGTATGAAGGTACATGGACTACAACAAGATTTACAGTTGATGTTAATAATTCAGATCAACGATTTATTTTACCCAACGCCGGTGTAGATATTTCAACTCTTAAAGTACAAGTGCAGAATAGTGTATCAGATACAACTATATCAACCTATACTGCAGCAACTTCACTTGTTGATATCACAGGTACAACTCAAGCATATTTTATACAAGAAACGGTTGACAGTGAGTGGCAAATTTATTTTGGTGATGGTGTTGTTGGTAAATCTTTGATAGACGGTAATATAGTTATACTCAAATATGTTATTACTAATGGTACTGACGCTAATGGTGCGGTGTCGTTTACTGCCGATGGTGGCATTTCTGGTTTTGCAGATATTACTACAACAACGATGACTGCGGCCGCCGGCGGTGCGGATGCAGAAACTTTAGATTCTATAAAGTATAATGCACCATTTAGTTATGCGGCACAGAATAGAACAGTAACAGCAAAAGACTATGCGGCTATTATACCAACCATATATCCTAATGTAGAATCTATTGCAGTTTGGGGTGGGGAATACAATAACCCTGCGGTGTATGGTAAAGTGTATATTAGTATTCGGCCGAAGGCAGGTAATACAATAACACAGGCAACAAAAACTTCTATTGTTGCTTCATTAGAAGATTATAATGTTGCCTCCGTCACACCAGTTATACTGGACCCAGAGACTACCAAAATCGTTCCTACGGTCAATTTCAAGTATAACAATACACTGACAGAGAAGACAAAGGAAAGCCTCGCAGCGCTCGTTACAACCGCAATGACGGCATGGTCTGATGATAACTTAGAGAAACACGAAGCGATCTTTAGGTATTCAAAATTCACCACTATGATTGATGAGGTAGACCCGTCTATATTGTCTAACATTACTACGATCAAGATGAGTAAAACATTTTTACCGACACTCACAGTAGCCACAAAATATACAATTACTTTTGAGAATGCTCTTTACAATCCTCATAGTGGTCATGCGGCATCTACAGCGGGTACTACGGCCGGTGGTATTTTATCATCTAGTGGTTTTAAATATACTGATGATACTGTAAATGTTTATTATTATGAAGATGATGGTGCTGGTTTAGTAAAGGCTTATTATATTTCTGGTACATCTAAAGTATATAAAGCGGCCGCAGTAGGAACTATAACTTATACAACAACAGGAACCGTTACAGGTGGAACTATAGTATTAACTAAAGAAAATATTGCTTCTGTTGAGAACTATGATGGTGCAACACAAACTTATATTAAACTTACAACACAACCAGATTCTAATGATCTTGTACCCGTAAGAAATCAAGTATTAGAAATTGATACTTATAATATGTCAGTTACTGGAGAGGCTGATACAGTTGCGGCCGGGGCATCTGATGGAGGAACTCAGTACTCCACAACTAGTTCTTATAATTAAAAAATGGCAACAATAACCAGTAAAGTTTCTATCCAGGTTCCTGGTCAGCAACCTGAGTTTATACAATCCGATCATCCGGACTTTCTTTCATTTCTCAAGGGTTACTATGAGTTTATGGAGTCTGCCGAGCTCAAATTAAAAACATTGGGTTCAGTTGATTCTATTTTATATGAAGAAGGGGATACTACATATATTACATTAGAGAATGAAAATAGATATCGA